AATAGCAAAAAGAGATTTAGGAATAATAAAAGAATTAGGTGCAGCAGCATTGGCAGAAGCAGAAAGATTAAGAGAGATAGAAATTGCTCATATGACAGGAAAAACAAAACTGCAAACCGAATTTTTAGAAAAACAAACAATGGTTGGTCCGCTCACATCAGCAAACATTAAAAAAGAAGAAAAATTAGCACTACTTTCATTAGAAAGAACACAAAAAGAAGAAATGATTAATGAGCTAAGAAAAAAAGGACTAGAAGATAATGATGTATTTATGCAGAAAGCAAATGCAGAATTAGACCAGCTTGATGTAAAAATAGAGCAAGCAAAAGACGCTTTGGATTTAGTAAAACAAGTAAATGAAGTAGCAATAGACTCACTGGAATCAAATTTAGCAACAGCACTTCAAGCCATTATTACAGGGGCAAAAAGTGCAAAAGAAGCCTTTGCAGATATGGCAAAAGCCATTCTTAACTCTATAGCACAAATACTTGCACAACAAGCAGCAATGGCTATTATGGGAATTTTACCTTTTGGTGGTGCGGGTGGAAGAAGTGGAGGCATAATGAGTGCTCCAGGATATCGTTCATTTTCAATGGGTGGTGTAGCAAGTGGACCAAACTCAGGCTATCCAGCTGTGCTACACGGAACAGAAGCAGTTGTTCCACTACCAAACGGAAGAAGTATTCCTGTAGAAATGAGTGGAGGAGCAGGAGTAAATAATATAAATGTAAATGTAAATATGACAACAGGACAAGTAGACTCCGAAAGTGATAATGCAGAAATGATAGGGATAGGTAAAGCAATAGCAGAAGCTGTTAAAAATGAAATCGAGGTACAACAAAGACCAGGCGGAAGTTTAAGTCTGTATTAGGAGTAGATTATGGCATATGGAATAATGCAATCAGATGGAAGCAATATAACTGGATTTAGTGCACCTGTTCAACCAGATAAAGGATTTACTCGTCAAACTGGAATGAAAGTATTAAAAAGTCAGTTTGGTGATGGTTATGAACTTAGAATAGCAGATGGAATAAATACAAAACAACAAACATTAAATGTTGCATTTACTACACGACCAAAAGCAGAAATAGATGATTTAGTTAAATTTTTTGAAGACTTGGGTGGAGTAACTAAATTTAGATTTGACTTAGAAGATAGTAACGAAGGAAGCAGTGAAGAAAGTATTTTCTGTATTTGCG